GACCGTCGTAGTATTCCTTACCGCAAGACTCTCTGAACCTACCGGTCCAGAAAGACTTGCCCGTGTTAACTACAAACCCAAAAGTTTGTAGCAACCGGGTGACGTGGGACACACAGTCTACGGGAATGATAATATCATCCCCGAAGACTCGCACCGACCCAGCGTAACGTTTTACGTCACGTTGGGAAAGTGATGTGTTGAGCGTCTGCTCAATACCCATGAAGATTATGGTCAAAAAGACCATGGCCTCCATGGGAAAGCAGAGCGCTGAGCCCATAGACGCAAACTTGGCTAGGCGTTTAACGCCTATACCAGGTATATCAGCCTTTCGTGATCGACTGGCGTCGACAGCCGCATGGAGATGCGGATGTCGTGACAGTAGGTCACGTACATGCTGATTCGAGACACGATCGGAAGCTTCACTCAAGTCGAGTGTCGCAAGGGAACCATCACGGCTCCCCCGATGAGCAAGAGCCCGATTGGGTTCTTGATCATCTATTCCGATCATAAGACTCAGGTAGTCTTCCTGAGTTAACTTATCACGGATTACCGACAGAACCGATTGCTGTGCATATTGCATAGCCGTTGGCTCAATACCGATAATCCGCGGTGCCTTGAGCGTCTTAGGAACTGAAATAACCCTAACGGGAATTTCAGAACCGGGCTCGAGGATGTCGACGTCAGCCAATTCGTCATAATATGACGCATTTGGCAGGATAAATTCCACAAGTGGAAAATATCCATCAAGACGTCCGGGCCACTGCTTCTGCCGATACTTAGCATTTGCGCTAAGTTTTTCAGCAGTTGCACCTGGACCGTGTTTAGGAATATGAGTACCGTAGTAGATCTCACGATCTACCTTGGTAAACATACGACTAAACAGGAGCGCGGATACTCTCCTAAAGTCCTCCCGGAAAGAGGAAGACAAAGAGAGATCGTTAGCTCTGACATCCTGCTCACATTGGACGTAGTCTCGCATTGCCTTAAATTCCCTTACGGGAGTGCAAGGCAACTTCATCTTCTCGAACATCAATGTTAATTGACGTATCGATTGGATGGAGTCTATGCATGGCTCCGCCAACAACACACCACTAGTCCGGTCAAACACACGATCGAGGAAACCCCACAAAAATGTGGGGAGACCACCCTTCCAGGAAAAACCCTGGAAGAGGTTGCGATCTACCTTCCCTTGGTCAAGACCTTTTTGGAGGTCTTTTCCAAAGGTTGGTAAGGTTATCGTCAAAAACGATAACCCTTCGTGTTTGCACCGACCTTGGATTGTTTTCCAATCCATGGTGATGCTAGTGTGACATCTGGTTGCGGATTCCTCCGCAACCATTTTCCAGAGCAACATTAGGCTTTTCAAAGCCCCTCCTTCCTGATGGATTGAGGTTAGCTTTCCTTAGCCTAATGAACCTCCGACCACTCGCTGCCCCAATACAGCATTAGGGACAGCGGTGTGGCTTAGGCGCTGAATAGAACTCATCACAAACCTCAAGACCATGGGACGATATAATCGCCCACATGGCTATGAGGACGGATGCCAAAAGTACCATTCCAAGTACTATAAGGAATCCGTAGATGAGTCCTTTCACAAAGCAGTACAGTAGGTATTCTATAGTATGCCAAACGGAGAAACTCCGTCCAACGTACTTAGAACCGCTATGAACGTAATTATCCAAATTACGAACAATAGCGTATAACCTACGAATACTGCCACGCCTAACTCTCACCGCCAAGCAATTTGTCGATGAGAGCATCCGAAGAAGCAGTATAGAGGGCTTTGAAGCCCGCATACACTGCCTTTACGTCGGCATTCGTATATCCGACGGCCGGAACATCGAAGACCATGTAATGAGACATGGAAACTTCTCTGTTCTGGTCGGGGATAAACGGATCCGCCGTGATCTTCGAATGGTCAACTCGGAGGACCCGTCGAGTCCTACGCCCGTAGGCGTGGGAGGCCGACAAGTCCACGAGCCCATCAGATGACGAGTACTTTGATTCGTTTGTCCCGGTACTAATCCGGGGCAGCGAAATCGGGGTACCCGAAATCGTGATGGATTGTGGATCGGTAAATGCCATTAGGCATTGCTCCTTCTGCTCACTCGAAGTGAGCGATTGTGGTGTATGGACAGTGCAAACTGTCCCGCTACGATCGGGAAATTCCGAGCGCAGCAGCTATGGAGAGTTGAAATGGTGACAAGCCATCCCAACTTACTCCAAAACCAAAGGGGCTTGCCTTCAGACGCTTCTTAGTTTCTGAAACTAAGGTCACGTCTGGAGTTGAGAAGGGTTGTCCATTCAATTGGACTCCTCTCAAACTATAGATACGCTTATGGACAGTATGTTCCATGATGTATCCATAGTGCAATACCAGGCCTTGGGTCATGACATCGGAAAGGTTCGAAAGAACATCTCCAGTGTTACTGAACCAATCGATGGCCCAGGACCAGGGTGTGAGTTCCCAGAGCACATCTGGCGTCAAAGACAGACCGAACAAACGGTCCGCCTGAGAAGCCAGAGACGAGATACCACCTAAACCAGTCGAGTTTAGGGGTAGCCCGTAAGAAAATGCTCCGGAAAACCAAGTCTCTACGTAACGAACGTCACGTACAGACCACACTCCTGGCGTGAACGGAAAAGAGCCAGGCCCCGTGGTACTAAACAAGGTTGCTGTTGGCACCTTGCTAGCACTTAGGAGCGTGGTGGATTCCGTTCGCACTGATGGGAGATTGCGTCTTCTTCGGACGAGGTTCCCCTTATCCCGTTCGTATTGGCGAAGTATTTCATCGCTTTTACGAATTGTATCCGCAAAACTGCGGATATCGGAGATGAGAGGATCCCAGCCGAACTCCTTATTCAGATACTCACCGCC